CTAACTCTGTAATTGCTGTATCAAACGCCATTATCGGTTATATCCTCTTTGATAGGCTTCTTTAAGGTTGATACCATCTAACACGGTAAATTTCCCAACAAGAAGCTGTAAAGATTGGTTGCTTTGAGTAACTTTTTGAACTAACTTATTCAAACCGTCCTCACCAGTTTGCATATTTTTGAGCAAGTCGCCTAACTCTTTAATAGTGTCAATGCTTTGCTCAACTTGACCGCCTAAAAGCTCATTTTTAACATCAGCTTTTGCTTGTGTTAAAAGTTCGAGGATTTTCTTAGCGGAGAGTGTTGAACTGTCGCCTGTTGAGCTATCATTGATGCCTGCGCTACTACTCGATAATGCTGTAATAGATTGTTTTAACTCATTGATTGCACCAACAATCGATCCCTTCTCGCTTGTTGTTAAGGTTGATAATAAACCGATAAGTTTAATGATTTCTTTATCTTTAAGCCCAACAAATTCTGCAAACTCAGTTAAAATTTGAGTAAAGTCTGGTCTTGCCATATTCTATGCTGCTCCTATATTGTAAAAAGTTTTTAATTCTTCGAGTGTTGGGATTTTTTCCTTTCTCTCGCCAATCTCTTTTATTAAACGCACTTTAACCTTGATGTTAGGTCTTGAACGTTTAACTAATCTAATAATCATCTCGCCTCCGTTATATCGTGGATAAGCGTGAATTCACCGCCTGCGAGCGTTCTGATTAATCCTTGTGGGCTGGTGCATTGCAAATCCCAGCTTGCAGTTTCCCACTTCGCGCCTAGCGTTTTATCGTGCGACAATGTAACGGTTACTAGATTTTCACTTACAGTAATCTCACCTGTTTCAGTTGATAGCTTGATAATCTCGCCTTTCTTCGGCTCAATCCACATATCAAACTTGCTACCAGTTAAATCACTCTTCTGCTCGTCATCTTCTAGGATTTCGAAAGTCCACCCATCATCATCACCACGCACTGTTTCTAGCTCAATGTTTTCCATTTTTGCTCCAATAAAAAACCGCACGATGATTGCTCAAAGTGCGGTTGGTTTAGTTTAAGGTTGATTAGATTACGATTTGACCGTTTTCTTTCAGATAAGCATAAATACGTTCTAATTCAATCTGCTCTGTCGTTTTACCAATGTCATCTTTGGTTAATGGCTTGCTTATTAGTTCTTTTGCTGCTACTGCATCAATCCATTTATAATCAGAGATGATAGGTGTAAAGTTAGTTACGGAGCCGTCACTATCCTCACCAGTGCCTAATACATACTTGGCATTGATTGAGCCATCTTCTTGCTTGGAGTATGCAGCAATAGCTGAATACATTGGATTTAAGATTTTGTTGAATGTTGTCATTTTTTCTCCTGTTTTAATATCCAGTAATATCTACAATAATTGCGTTAGCATAGAATGAATCATCGTTATATGTCATCCCTATTCTTCCAGCACCTTGAGCATCGTGATTGATAGAGTTAAATTTGATTTGATTATCAACCCTGATACTTCTCATTATTTTGCGACAGTAATCTGGCGTGATGTTTATGCGGAATCCATAGTTAGAAAGAATAACTCCGTATTTTTCGCCTGCTTTCATTGTTTCGGTGAAAGTGCCTTTGTTTAAATTTGTATCTACGATTTTAATTGGTCTAAGGAATTTATGGTTTGAAGAGAAAACAACTCGGCCATTGCTATCATACGTTTCTATTCCATATCCACCGCTTTTGGATGTGTTTGTATTAAATATTAAATACTCAACGTATGTTGCATTTGGGCTGTATAAAACTATATTACCGCCATTTTTCTTAAACTGAGCGACATCACCATTACAACTAGATATAACAATAATGTCGGTGTCGGATACAGAAATATTTGCGAAACCGCCAGAGAATTGAGATCGCCCTCGTCTTTGTAGAGACATACTTAAAAAGCCGTCATTTACATCTGTAATACCTGAAAATCCGTACATTAGTAAACTCCATAGAAAACTCTGATTAGAGGTTTATTTCTTATCGAGCCTTGATAGCGGAAATCCGCTGGAGACTTAATAATTCCAGAGAAAGTATTTCCGCTTATTCTTGCTTCTGAAATGTATGGCATATCAACCGCTATAGCCACTTGATGAGATAACTCTTGATTGTTGGTCGAGAGCGTAATTGGAATAAAAACAACATTCCCGACATTTGTACCAGCGGTTATACTAAAGCTACCTATTGGCAAGTCTTTGTAGCCTATATACTTAAATAACCTATTCTCTGTTGAGAATGTTATATTGTTTGAGGTGTCATAAGTTTCAATTCCTTGATTAGACACTTTTACCCTCCTCTTTCGCTTCAGCAAAACTAATAACAAAACGACCGATACAATCGATACAAACAAGATTAAACTAATCATAATTTACCTATCTTAACTCGTACATTGCCTCTCTCGTCATAAACAATAATACTGTCATTGTTTACAACCATTCCAACCTTTCCAGTTGCCGCTCTCATTTCAACCTGCCCATCTCTACTAACCTTAAATCTATTATTGATATTAAGTGACCCACCGTTAATATCGCCCATGTTTGAGCTGACAGCAGAGAGTTGAGACACATTAAGTTTATCGGCAGTTAGTGACCGTGTAGCGATATGCTCAGCTCCGATACTACCTGCCGCAATATGTTTCGCCGCTACTGCACCAGTGGCAATCTGATTAGCTGTAACGCTATCAGCCGCCATTTGTTGAGCGGTGATTGAGTTGGTTACAATCGAGCCACCGTGAATAGCTGTAACACCTGCATTCTGCCATGGGCTAGGTTGAGTTGTGTATTCTGTACACTCTTCCAACATTGGGTTTGCGATTTTAAGTGTGGCGACAGATCGCATATCACGCATAACACAAGTAACTGACACATATCCAGAATTGGGCGCGGTAAAGAATACGTGAGTGCGAGTTGATGGGTCAATGCCACCAGTTCCCTCCTCCATCGCTCCTGACTGTGAATATCCAGAAATACTTCTGCCTTTTCGACCGGAAAAAGCGAAATTGCTAATCCAAGAAGTGCCATCACTAGCAATCTCTTGCACCATTAGTTCGCCAGTACATTGCCAAGCATCAACAAAGGCTGAAAAACAGTATCTTTGATTTGGCACAACTCTAACCACTTGCTCTACAACATTCCACCAGCTTGACACATTAGAATTAGCCATAACTCTAGCAGTTAAAACGGCTCCATTGGTAACCAATCCATTGAAATTGGCACTTGTCCATCTTGCTAGACTGGTTGTTTGCTCTGCTAGACTGCCATTACCTCTATTCTCACTCCAGCCATAGGCATTATTGTCAAAAATAGGGTTGTAAAGTAGATTGCCGCCAAGTCCAATCGCTAACTTATCAGCGGTAATCTGCCCTGCTGCCATGTGTTCAGCTCGCACCGCTCCAGCTTGTAATGCGCCAGCTCCGATTGTATTCGCACCAATTTGATCAGCTTGTAAAGTGCCGACTAATTGCGTTGTTTTAATACGGATTCCACTTGCATCAATTCCGTTTTCAAGGTATTTGCTACCGTTCCAAGTGTATAACTTGCCGTCTGCGGTGTTGTAAACTTGTTTATGCCCTTGATATTCGCCAGTGTTCAAGCCGTTGACTGTTTTAATCAAATCTAGGTTGCGAGCTGGTAATGCAGTATCAATGACTTCATTAACGATGTTTTGAGAGAGCTTTTTATTTAAAATCTCTAACTCTGCATCAATATCAACCGAACTTTCGCCACGCAAGCCACTTTGCTGACTAAATGGGCCAATGTTCACGCCTCGAGTATGTCTTAGCCAGTAGTATCTAACTTTCTTAGCTCCAACTTCGTGCGTGTACATTCTTGCAGTAACTTTCGTTAAGCGTGTGGCGGTCTTAATGTTATTAGTTTCGCTAACAAAAATCTCTGTCGCTGTGGCATCATTAATCCAATCCCACTCGATTGTAATGTTACCCAATCCACCAGTTACTCTAACGCCTGTTGGTGCTGGAGGTTTATCAATGACAAAGGTTTGTGTTCTTTCGCTTAAGACCTGTCCTTTCTCATTTTTAACTTGGATTAAGACTGAGTATTCACCATTTTCTAAGCTGTCTAAGTTTAGATTTGGCGATGTTTGACCTAATCGGATATCGTACAATGCACCATCTTTATAGATGCGGAAATCATACTTAATAACACCGTTACCGCCAGTAACATCGCCAGCAAATGAAATACTACCGTCAGGATTAACCGTTACACCGATATTGCTCACTTGTGGCACAGCAAGGATTGATGTTGCTTTAGGCTCAAACTTTGCCCCATTGTCAACAATCGCCTCTTTCTGTGGTTCGTGTTGTAAAGCTGTAATGGTGTATTTGCCTTTGGTCTCCTCCTTAACGGATAGAGCTTTAAATAACTGGCTTGCTACCTGTTGAGTGGATAGAGACCATACACCATAAGCCTCTAGTCCAACTGGAGTTTGGTCTAAAGTTATTTCCGCACCGTTTACAGATACAATCTTAATATCTTGGTGTTTTGCTTGAGCGTTAATGTAACTAAAGTAGCTGTTGCCATTAACCGATATTTCTCGGTCTAAGGTAACTTTCTTACCATTAACAGATAAAACTCGACCGCCAACGTTGG